GCAACAACACTTGCAACAGCAAGGACTATTGGTGGTACATCATTCAATGGTTCGGCAAATATTGCTGTAGGACTAGCGGCAACGGCAACTGCATTAGCAACCGCTAGAACTATTGGTGGTACTTCATTTGATGGTTCAGCAAATATCGGAGTTGGTCTTGCTGCAACGGCAACGGCATTAGCTACAGCAAGAACTATCGCTGGCGTAAGTTTTAACGGTACTGCTAATATTACTCTTGCTACAACAGACTTAACAGATGTTACGGCTGTTGCTGGTGAAGTTAATGCATTGGATTTAGGTTCAACTGCAATTGGTATAGGCATCGCAAGTAAAGCGGTTGTTCTAGATACTGCCAAAGATTATACGGGCATAAGAAACTTAACAATAACAGGTGAAATAGATGCCGCAACTGGTGACTATTCTGGAGCAGTCGATGTGGCTGGTGCTACAACAGTAGTTGGTCTAACTGCTACTGGTGATATCAAAGCTACTGATGGCGTAGTCTCTGGTAAAAGAGAAATAATTTCAACATTCAATACTAGTTCGGCTGTTACTGGTTCTCTTACAAGAGCACAGTCTGGTGGAATATTATTGATTGATGGCACTGAAGACAATGTAATCAACTTGCCTGCTGCGGCAACAGCAAACGTAGGGACGTTTTATGACTACATAGTTTTGACTATAGGTGCTAGTGATAAAACCACAATCTTTAATATCGCTGGTTCAGGTGGCAACTTCTTTGGCACATTAAGTCTATCGGGTGGTACTGCTGCTAATGCAGTTATCGATAATGCAGGTGATGCTCTTACATTGGTCAACTCAACAGTTGTTGGATCAAGAGGAAGAATAACATGCCTAGTAGATAATGGTACAAACGGAACGTGGCAAGTGGAATCAGTTGGTTCTCCAATTGCTACTATCGCATAAATATAATGAATAAGGAGAATACATTATGCTAGGGCAACAGTTCTACCACGAAACAGTACGCAACGTAGTTGTGGGTTTCGGAACAATTTTTAATAATATTCAATTAGTTCGTAAGGACAATGCTGGAAAGGTTCAACAGACTATGAAGGTTCCCTTGGCATATGGTCCAAGGCAGAAGTTTCTTGTTCGGTTGAATGATGACGCAGACCTTAGTAAAGCTGCTGCGGTTACGTTGCCTCGTATTGGTTTTGAGATTACAGGACTTACCTATGACGCCGCCCGGAAACTAAACCGTGTTCAGAAATTCAAAAAGGTTAAGGGTGATAAGTCAGATCAATTGGACACGCAATATATGCCTGTTCCATACAATGTAAATTTTCAACTCTATATTCTTGCAAAACAGTCGGATGATGCTCTACAAATTGTTGAACAGATTCTTCCATACTTTCAACCAGACTACACGATCACGATGAATGATAACGCTGATATGGGTGTCAAAAAAGACATTCCCGTTATTCTCAACAGTATTTCTTATGAGGATGATTATCAGGGTGACTTTACCACAAGACGTGCGATCATCTATACTCTAGATTTCACTTGTAAGTTCTATCTCTATGGCCCTGTTACTTCTAGTAAGGTTATTAAGACAGTACAGGTTGATGCATATACTGATATGCCCGACAAATCACCCACACGACAACAGAGACTTACTGTTACACCAAACCCAACCAGTGCTGATGCTGATGATGATTTTGGTTTCAATGAGGTGACATCGTTCTTCGAAGATGCGAAAAATTATAATCCAGTGACGGGTGAAGATGAGTGATAACATGTTTCATTATGCAGATGTTTCTTTGTCAGTAATTGATAATCTAATAAATTTAGAAGAAGAACTACAAGTTTTAAAACGAGCCCATGAAGATAATTTAAAAATTTATGAGAACTATACAGGATATAAAAAAATATCCGATAGTGGGATGCCGATAGACGAAATGAGTGACTCAATGCAAGGTCACACTAATTTAGAAATTTTCACTGAAGATGAAAAGGCTAAGTCGGTCAAACTTTTTAATGAAATTCTAAAACCAATTGTTGGGTATGAACCAAATACTCAAGGTAGGTATGGATATTACAAAGAAGCAATTCATATACATAATGATGGTGAAAATTATCTAGGTGATGATTGGAAATCGCACAACAGAACAGGACAAAAACCTCGGCCTGCAAACACAACAGTATTCTTTCCACTAAGATGTTACAAAGAAGATGGGAGTGTGGGAACAACTGAGACTGTATACTTTGACCAAAAAACTCCTTGGTCTGCAAAATCTGGAATTGATATTGAGAGTGACGATCAAAAGTTCTATAGACAACATGGCCCATATGGGTGGCAATTGGATCATGATTATAGTGATTTAGTAGGATACACTAACAAACCCTTTGATTCAGATGTTTGGGTAGAACACCTGCAACAGCACCCAATTGAGATGTTACATGGATTTAGTTTTGCAGCATCCATTCCTTGGAATATTGGTCAGGTTGTGATGTTTGAGACTTCAAGAATTCATTGCAGTTCTTATATGGAAGATTGTTTTGGTAAGGATTGTTTTCTTGTGAAGGTCAACACAAATTTATGGGATTAGTGTGAAAATACTTATACCATTCTCTGGCGGTATAAATTCAACATATTCACTTTATCGTTGGTTGACTGAGACTAATGCTGATATTTTTGTTCGATATGGATTTGATCATTTTGAAAATGATGACTACCGTTCAGAAGAACTTGAAAGAGTTCAAAATTTATCACACTTCCTTAAAAAAGAATGTCGTAATTTTAATTTAGAAATGTCTGAGTTTCCTAAAGAATATGTAGAAGAACGTATTCCTATTCGGCCGGGATTTACAAAAGGAATGTATAATATTGGTACACTTAGGCCAAGATATTTTGGATTTACTAAGTGGTGTATCGAAACTGATGTAGATGCAATATCAATTGGCGTATCTTTAGAAAATACCTCAACACAGGGTTATGAATTGAGTCGTCGGGAATCTAGTATTGAAAATATTGGTGTTGATATATATTTGGGCGGTGTGCGAGAGTTAGTTCCAGTGTCCACTGGAGATGATTTCAACTATGATGAGGTCGCAAAACATATGGTGGGTCGGTTTGAACAGTATGAGTTCTTACCAAAAGAGTTGCGAGATTTGTGTATTAGATATTCAGAATCGCGTGATGGGCGTGAGATTGCATACTGGAGAACATATGAAAAATTTGTCAGTGAGGGTAAAACGGGTAGAGATTTTGATTTGTATTGTGCAGAAAAAGGAAGTTACGGTCATTGGAGACATGAAGCAGACCCAGAAACTTATATGTACAGGGGTCGAGGTGAGGATGGAAAATTGCCTTACTTAATTTATATGGGAGATAAATGTGGTAAATGAAATAGATAAAGCACTTGGAGTAGTCGGGGATGTTATTCCACCAGAAGCTTCTTTAAACCCAAAAGATAAAATGTCTGATGTTTCCCGTTATCCAGTAGAGTTAGAAGAGGGTGAAGATATTGATGCTGACTATAAGTACCAAAGAGAGAACTTCTATCGGTTGGTTGAACAGGGTTCTAATGCAATTGAGGGTATCCTTGAACTTGCGAAAGAGGGTGAACACCCAAGGGCATACGAGGTTGCAGGACAGTTAATCAAGAATGTTGCAGAGGTCACTGAGAAGTTAGGTGATCTACAAGAGAAGATGAAGAAACTCAAAGAGGTTCCCAACAACGCACCGAAGAGTGTTACGAATGCATTATTTGTTGGTAGCACTGCTGAGTTGCAAAAAATGTTGAAAGGTAAAAGTGAGTAAGGTTCTTTATTATCATCTCAATTCCTTTCCAGAAATAAGTGCAAGAGATGAGTATAAATTAGCAACTAGTTTTGGATTACACTCTCCTCGTTTTAGATTTGGTTTTGACAACCAGTTTGATTTGATAGAGAACCCCCTTACAAATTTTCCTACAAATTTTACATCAACATTCGAAGAGTTAACTAATCGTAGGGCTGTAGAGTTATGGGATATTGGCAAACCAATAAGATTGTGGTGGTCTGGTGGTATAGACAGCACATGTGCATTAGTAAGTCTGCTGAAAACTAAAAGGTTGGATACAAGTCTTACTGTGTATCTATCAAAAGCTAGTGTACAAGAAAATCCACGTTTCTATGATTTGTTAGTCAATAAGAAAGTTAATTTGCAGTGGCATTCTCACGAAGACTATATCTATGATAATGATCAGTTGTGGAATGGCCAAACAATTAATGTGAATGGTGGCGGGGGAGA